CAAATAGCGTCTGTCTTGGTCCATGCTATGCCGGTGCAAGCTGTGTGACCGCCGCGAGTTTCGATGTCGACGGATAGCTTGGTAGGACCTGCCTCGACTAGTTTGAGAAGCATTTGGAGGGTTTTCGCCGCGACGCCGAAAGAAGGGCGGACGATGAAGTTATAGTCTGGAGGTTTTGGAAGATTATCAAGAGCGGCGATGGGTAGAATCTTCCGAAAGTCATTGACTACAACGGAGCGTTCTTTCCAAACGGCTTGGACATAGGACGGCGAGTAGGTCGCCATGACGATGCAAGGGTGACCTTCTGGCGTGGTGTATTCCATGATGGAAGATCGCCATGACTTTATCCCCCATTTGCCGACAAGGGCGTAAAGAACTTCGTTGTCAAATACGACGATTACCTTAGGCTTTACGAGGTCGATGTCGCGGTTGAGGGCATCGACACTCGAGAGGTATTCAGAGGTCACCATCTTTTCGCGGAAAGGGAAGTGGTCGGGGGTTATGTCAGACTTCCGTTGCGCGACTTGGGTAGAGATGGAGTTAGACCGGACCTGCCCACGGATGAAGGAGGTTATGAAGCAAGACATGATGTTTCCACCAGCCTCGCTTACCATCTTACTCAATTCCCGGCCAGCAGAGCCTTGCAATGGTTTATTCGCTCGTATATCCTCCCAAGTTGGTGCACCTTGAACAATCATTATCCTAGCGGAGCTAGGGCCGTAAGGCTGTATCATACAGACAGTAACTCCGGTGCTTCATCGAGGGCGTTCAGACGCTGGACAGCGATGCCGTAATACTCAGCAGACTTTTCCAACCCGACTGCCTTACACTTGAGTTGGTGTGCGGCGGGGAAGATAGTCCCCGTTCCAGCGAAAGCGTCAAGCACAACATCACCCGGCCTTACCGATCGTTTGAGCAGGTCGACGTAAAGCTCGACAGGTTTTTGTGCCCCGTGGGTGAGGTTCTCTTCCAATACCGTTGATATGACATCAGAGTATACCCCCGTGACTGGCTTCCGGCCTTTGATGGCGTATAAACACATTTCCCACTGACGCTTGGGACCATGCTCAGGCAGTGGGATACGACCGCTGCGAGGCTTGTAGTTGATAAGAGGTGTTCGGAATACATACCATCCTGCCTTTTCCATTAACAGCTTAAGTTCGTGATAGTTGTCGATGTCGCAAAAAACGTAAGCGTGGGCTTGAGGCTTGCAAACACGGTAGAGCGCTGGAGCGAAGCTTTCCATAAGGATCGTCCAAGACGACTTCGAGTCATCGTAATGGTGTTCTGCGTTACTAAGCAATCCTGCGCCGTCCCCAAAAGCTTGAGCTCCCATGCCATAAGGGGGGTCTGTGCAAACCACGTCGAATGTGTTGTCAGGGCACTTTCCGAGCCAGTCGATACAGTCAGTGTGGTAAAGCTTATGGATTGATGAGTTAAAGTTCTTACCAACTCTTTCAGCAAGTTCAGCATGTTTCCGTTGGTCCTCTTGTTTTTTCAGAATTTTCATAGCGTCTTTGGCAGTTTTTGCCTTGGCTACATCAGGATTGGATAAGTGGTCAGATAGGATGACATCGGTTCTGACTTTGGAATGGAAGTCGCCGAACTCGGAAGAAGCTTTGCCCTCGAACTCTGGGCGTAGTTCCTTAGCCGTGTCCGCGATGGTGTGAGTGGCTCCGACTAGAGCAGCTTGCTTTATGCGAAGCGCGTGAAGTCGGGCGATCGCGGCGGAGCGTTCTTGCCATGTGAGGTCACTGCGCTTGAGATTTTCGTCAAGTTCGGCCTCCTCGGCGTCAAGGTCAGAAAGCTCGCCTAGCGTGACGTATGGGACCGAATAGGGGGCGAAAATTTCCCCATTGTGACGGATTTCGCTGCCCATAGCCCATAGGTCCCCCATGGCCCGTAATCGTCGTTCACCGGCCACTAAAACCAGCCCTGCGGGCGTTTCGCGCATGACGGGGGCGTGCAATAGGCCAATGGCGGAAATGCTATTGGCCAAATCGACCAGCGACTCCGCTTCAAACTCTTGCCGCTGCCTGTTGTCAAAGATTATGATATTATCGAAGTGAGTTGAATGGGTCATTTGGATTTTTCCTTGAAATAACAACGGGGAGGGTTGTGTCCTCCCCGTTGCTTTAGTGGTGTTGAGCTGCTTAGGCTGGCTTTACTATGCCCTTGATTTCCGCGTAAACATCTTCGTTATAGATCCGATGCGATACCTTCGCGGTTGCCATACGACCTTGGATCATCCCAAATGCGAATGGCTCGCCCGGAGTGTTCAAATCGAGTGCTTCACGAATACGACCGAGGCCGACATTTTTACCAGTGGCGAAGTCGAGCTGTCCGGTATCGGTAAGGTCCAGCATTTGTTGCTGCGGGACTTTAACCGAGTCACGGCCAAGTAGGGCTTTGACATTATCATCCTGAATATCCCACAGGATTTCGAGCTTCAAGCCGGAAGATGAACCGTCCTTAGACGCCCATTGTTTTACTTCGACTTTATCGGCGACTACGAGATATTCACCTGTTGGGCATGGAACGAGTTTGGTGTCGTTTGCTTCATCAAATTGTTGGTTAAGAAATGTGTTTGGATCAAATGACATATAGTGTGTGTCTTTCTATAGTAGTGTTGAAAATGGGGACAAGGTGGTATAACCTCTCGGCCCCCTGCGAGGGGTTATTCTGTTGTAGCAGGAGCGTTGCGCGCCACCCACTTTGTAATGATGAGGCGGAAATCCGGCGCGTTATCCGACTTGATCGGAAGGTTCCGAGTCTTGACATCTGCCATCGGGCTTGCGGTGTCCCATACCCACTTATCCCCTGTCCGAGCGGTTAGTATCGCGTCGGAGAACATAGCAGGGAACTTCGGCGCTAGGGCTTTACCTAACGTTGAGACCATTAGCTTAACACCGCCTAGCACAGCATCAACTTCACGCTCCACATGAGCGAGTAGGATAAAATGGCAACGGCAATTATCGCAGAGCATACGGATAAGCTTGAGTATCTGGTCTTGGGCAATTCCCCAATCGGATTGATTGCGGACTGCCTTGCCTCCCACAACAAGCGACATGGCGCAATCAGAGATACCAGTAGCGCCATCGACAACAAGAAATCGACTAGCATCCCACTCATTAACGGGTCCATACTTTTCTCCGGTTCTATCATCGGGGAAGTTGTTGAGGGCTTCGAGGAGCTTGATGAATTGGTTGTGCTTGGACTTATTTGGGTCTGCCATTTTCGCCAGAGCGTCGAGGTTCAGGGTGTTGATGTTCTTGGCGTTGGAGATGAGTTGATCGAAACCAGCAGTAGGAGCTTCAAGTCTGTGCCAGTGGAGGTTAGAGGGTATAGGTAAACCTCTATCGGTCCAGTAACCTGCCAAGGACTCAAACCCAGACTCCAGTGCAAGATAGAAAACCTCAACTCCAAGGTCAACCAACGTGCCGATGGAGTGAGTCTTGCCTGTGCCAGATGGCCCCATTAGAAGGACATTGACTCCGGGTAAGGTAATCGTCGGGGGTAGCTTGATTGCGTCTGGCATAGGTTAGTAACTCCATTTCTAATTGATGTTTGATTGCGTTGAGAGGTGGGTTTTTATAGAATTGAAAAAAGGGGAGGCCTCCTGATATAGTATGAGAATAAGCTCCATGCCATTCTCCGCCGACAGGTGAGCAAGTCTTGCACAGACCTCCCCAAGATGCGTATGGGTTCTTCCGGCCTAGATTAGTCACGACCCTTGCCCCATACGCTTTCCCACACGACTCACAGATGAAGGTGCGACTGGCTGCTTGGCCTTCGATCTGATCGAGGTTTTCATAGCCGAGGTAGTCGCCTTCGTGGAAGTATAGTGCGGTGAAGTTGGTCATGGTTAAGATGTAGCCTCCAGCCATGCTTTGGTTTCCGCGATGTCATCGGCGCGGCTGATCTCATACTCCGCCCATGTTAATTCCCGCTTTGCAAGTGGGTCCCACGCACGACGTTCGTAGTAAGTGTTAAGCCATTGGTCAGGATTAGGGGATTTGCAGACTTGAAGCATGGAGCATCCGCCATATTCGGCGCAAGCATGGTCGAGGTCATAATCCCAATAGCCGGACTTCCAGCATGAGATCATTCGTTCGATGTCTCGGCAAGTTTGTTCCAGCCATCGGTCGATTTCATAGTCACTTCGATAAGTGGGGACTTCGAGTGTATCGTATTTTGTCTTAAGAATACTAACACCACGGACGATAACTCCATTAGGATTGAAACCAAATTCCCTTGCAGCCCAACAGTAGCCAGTAAACTGGCTTCGCATTTCCCACTGCCGTCCCCATGAAGCTCCAAGTTGAGATGTAGTCTTTTCGTCGTAAATGTAAATCCCGTTTGCAAACTCAGCTATCATATCGCTACGTCCGGTATAGAGTAGCGGGTCGCCTGTTATTGGGTGAGAGATCGGTAGAGGTTGAGCAAATGAAAACTCAATCCCTGATCGTCCGTCCGGGAATTTAAGTGGTATGGCACTATCGACTCCAAGAGGATAAGACTGGAAATAAAATTCGAGAGCACCTGCTGTTCTTTCAAGCGATTTTGCCGACTCTGGCGGGCATTCGAAGTCGCCATATGACTTGATAAGCGCCCCAAGGCCACTAGCGACGCTATCGTCTGGAGAGAGCCCGTTCTCATAGAAGGCCCTTCGAGCGAACTCAATACCTTCAGCAAATGCTTTTCCAGCCACGAGATGGACTGACTCGCCGAGGGGCTTGTAGTGCTGGAAGTAGGTTCGGAAGGCTTTTTGTGGGCAGCTTCGAAAAGCGGCGAGGGTCGTGGAGTCGATGGCGTGAGGGAAGGGGATGATTTCTCTGGACATAAGTGGGTTCCTATTTTCTGTATGAGGTTAATAAGTTCGTTTTGGTCCTTGGTCTTGGTTAAGTCGTAAAGGACTCCATTAGGGGCTTCGAGTATCATAGGCCGAGCTCCGATAGAAGGTCGTCGGCGTTGGCGACGGGCTTGGCGGCGCGAGACTTAGCCGGTGGCATTGCCTGACGCTCGGCGCGGAGGAAGGTTATGGCCTCCTTCATCTCGTCGATGGTGAAAGTTCCTTCCCGCGCGCGGGTTCGCCACTCCGCGACTTTCTGCTGTGTTTCGAGAGATACGGACATAAAGTTGGGCCTTTCTGGTAGTAGTTTTCATTGTATAACTGCTAGGGGTTTGAGTCAATAGGATTGTTAAGTAATCCACAACTCTTCCCGCTGACGGGTGCAGCTTACGTAGAGGGAACGAAAAGCCTCGGCCTTGTTCCGGTTCAGCATCAGGTCCTCAAGATCGACGAAGACCTTGCGATAGGACGAGCCTTGGCTTCGGTGAGATGTTATTGCGTAGGAATGTCGGATTTCCGCGAAGGCTTCTTTTAATTCCCAGAACTCCCGCCATTTGTAGCGTTTGCCGCCCTTGGCTTCCATTGAAAGTTCGTTGAGCTTATTCGATAGCTGGAATGCACCGACATCGGTTAAGACGCGGAGGGTGATCTTGCGATCACGTTCGTCTAAGGCCAGGATGTTGAATATCTCGAACTCATTATACATCGGGTGGCGACCCTCGACGACGGAGATTACTTCTGCGGTCTCGTCGGTTTGGAGTAAGACGTTCCCATCGAGGTCATTGACGCGGGAGGTGGCGACGATCTTATCTGTCGGTAGCCACTTGGCCGCCTTGGCCTCTGCCCGGCCGAAGATCAGGTTTCGGATGTAGGAGTTATATTCATCGACTTTGACATTACGCCATGAGATGATTTTTGCTTCATCGGATTTGAAGAGGTCGAGATTTTCTTCAATCTGGCCAAGCCATACGGGTTTTGTAACTCTATGGACCGGCGGGTTGGTTTCAATCTTGATGGAAGGGAAAGGATTATCCACAACATTGCGAATAGCGGTGGCCAGATCAAGCATGGAGTTGCCATAGCGCAGGACCTTTGTTAAGGTGTAACCATTTTCAATCTTCCATACAGGGGAGGAGATCTCCCCGACAGGTGGAAGCTGTGCGGGATCGCCCATGAAGATGAAAGGAACCGACCAGTCGACAAAGGCGTCGTGGATGGCTTCCATGAGGAAGCGGTTTATCATCGAGGCCTCGTCGACGACGATTACCTTGTAGCGGGACAGGTCGACGGGTTCTTCGGGCTTTTGGAGTTCCTTTACTTCGCCGTTGGCTTGAAGGGACAGGCCGAGCAGAGAGTAGATAGTTTTGGTCGCGCAATCCTGCAAGGAAGCTTCGTCCAAATAGTTTCGCAGAACTTTAACGGCTTTGTTTGTAGGGGCAGTGAAACAGATTTCCGAGGGTCGGAAGGTCTTGGCATTGACAAGCTCCTGTATGCAGAAGGTCTTGCCGGTTCCGGCATAGCCTTTGAGGAGGAAGTAGGGGCGGCTGTCTGTGAATACTTTGGACTGGTATCCGGCGGCAAGCCACTTGGTCATAAGGTCCAAAGCTTCTTGCTGGTCGGGAGTGGGGGCGAACTTAACGGGTTCGGGCGGGGTTGCGAAGGCTTCTGCTTCGTCGTCTGGTATAATGTCAAAATCAGGCATTTGAGCTTCCTTCTTCCGATCGTGTTATGGTCTGGTAGCATACCACTAAGGGACAATCTTCATCAATAGAAAGTTGCTCGTCGCTGTAGTCTCCGTCTCCGGGAATATTGATGTAGATATGAGCACCTTGTGGAACTTCTATTCCAGCCTCTTGGAAGAGTTTGAAGAGCTCTTCACGCCCGAGGAAATAACTAACTTGGGTCGTTGCGACTATAGTGGTTTTAGTCGAGGGTATCATGTGGGCTTCCTTTTCAGGTTTGTGGCTTATCGCCGGTAGGTGGATAATTGTTTTACTCAGGTATTAGGGTGACGTCAACTGGAATTTTAAGGTCGTTGTGCCACGCCTCGCTCTGTGTGGGCTGGCGGAGACCATCAGCTATTTCATAGATGGGTTCTTCCCCGTTCAAAGCAGCTCGTAGGTTTGCCTCTGCTGTTTCTTGGTCATCCACATCACCATCTGCCCATGCTGCACACATCTGTTGCGCTGCTATCTTTAGCGCATCGCTCTGTGTGGGCTGGCGTAGCATTACTGCGGCTCGACGAGCGGCGTCACAATCACAGCCAAGCTCTGCTTTCTCGCTGCGGCATGGGTCAGTGCACCTTTCGCGCATG